AAAGAACTTGTAAGAGAATTAACAGAAGCAGCTGATAAAGCAGGAACACAAGCAATAAAAGATGCATTACTGGGTGATAAGTCAGGTGGTGAGATTAAAGAACAATTTGAAGAATCAATGAGACAAGCCGCTGCAGGCGCATTAGCAGGCACCATCATGCAAACAGGTCAAGACTTATTTATGCAAATACCTGGCATGGATAAAGTAGCAAAGGTCTTTGGCATAGGAGAAGAAGACCCGCAAGTTACTGCTTTAAGAGAAGTACATATGAGTCATGTAACGTCACTTGCTGATGTACTTACTCAACATGTTACTAAAATGGCCGCGGTTATGGAAGTAAAAGCCCCTTCAGCTATTAAAGCACCAGAGGGCACTACAGCCGCTACAGAAGAAGCAAAAAAAGAAGGAGAAGAAGAAACAGAAAAAGTTGTAGATTCTGACGGAAAAGTATATAACAAAGATGATATCGAAGATGTCAAGACAACAGGTACAAATACTAGTGGTACAGGACTCTCAGCAATGTTTGGTGACTTAGGTGAAACTATGGATACTTTTGGCGGCAACTTAATGGGTCTTTTAAAAGGAGACGGTACTGGTCTTTTTGGAAAAGGAGAAGGCGGTTCTAACTCTTTATTTGGCGATTTATTTGAAAATATCTTTGGAGAAGGTGGCATGATGAAAAACTTCATGGGTAATCTTATGGGAGAAGGTGGAATAGGTGGCGCACTACAAGGATTACTCGGCGGTGGCGGAATGGGTGGAATTCTTGGAAATCTAATGGGTGGCTCTGGAGGAGGAATCTTAGGTTCACTATTAGGTGGTGGAGCAGGTGGAATGTCTGGGTTACTCAAACCATTACTTGGAATGATTCCTGGAGTTGGACCTTTACTTTCTATACTACCATTTGCAAAAGGCGGAATCATAGGAAACAAAATGCAAGCACTTGAAAAAGGTGGAATTGCAAGATATAACAAAGGTGGAGTTGCCACACAACCAACATATTTAGTGGGCGAAGGAAAACAAAACGAAGCAGTCGTACCACTACCAGACAATAAGAGTATACCTGTAGACTTAGGAAAAGGTGCGGGAAATACAAATAATACAAATATCTCAGTGAACGTAGATAATGGAGGAGCAAGTGCCTCTGTAACTTCTGATGGCGGAGCAAAACTAGCACAAGCAATTAATGCAGGAGTTATGGGTGTACTAGAAAGAGAGCAAAGACCGGGCGGAGTCCTGGCTCAAGGGTAAATTATGGCAATAGGATTTGATGTAGGCGGAACTTTAGGAGTTGTAAAACCAGACAAAGGCTTTTCAAAAAGCAACGAGCCCGTTGTATTTAGATCAGAGTTTGGTGACGGCTATGAGTTAAGAATAGCAAACGGAATAAATAATATCAAACAATCTTTTACAGTTAATTTTGCTACTAGACCAAAAGATGAAATAGATGATATAGTTGCTTTTTTCGAAGGTAAAAAAGGAGTAACTGCTTTTGACTATACTTTCTCTGATACAAATGAAAGTGGAAATGAAGAAACAGTAAAAGTTGTTTGTGAAAAATGGGATCAAACTTGGGCCTATGATGACTACTACAGTCTATCAGCAACTTTTAGGAGATTATACGAAGCATAATGGCAGAAAATTTAATAATAAAGGATTTACAAAAACTTGATCCGGGTTCTGAGTTAGTTTGTTTGTATGAATTAGAATACAAAGAGGGCACTTTTATATATTTTATGAGTGGTCTTGAAAGCGATTTAACCACAGCTCAATTTAGAGATTTTGATGATCCAACTACAATTAGAACTTATACTGCTATTCCCGCACAATTACAGGGACTCGAACTTAAAAATGATGGTGCTATAAATAGACCTGTTCTTGATATAGGAAATGCAACTACAGCATTATCAGGAGCAGTTGGCACAGTTGATTATGATACATTTTTAGGTTTTAAATTTATAAAACGAACAACATTGAAAAAGTACTTATATAATGAAAGTGGAGATGCTAATCCACCCGTTGAGTTTCCTCGACAAATTTATATAATGGATAGAATCAAGGCAAGAGATAAAACAAAAGTTTCTATTGAGATGGTTGCACCTTTCGATATTTCAGAGGTAAAATTACCGGGAAGACTAGTAATGCCAGATAGATGCCCTTTTATATATCAAGGTGCAGGCGACCATTTAGATTCAACAAACTATAAAAAAGCACAGAGTGGATGTTACTGGCATTTAGAGGGTAAATATAATCCCGATTATAAATTAAGTCTTTCAAACAAAGATAATGAATACACAGTTTATGTGAATGTAGATGATGAATACCTAGTACCAAGTACTACTAGTTTTACACTTTATACAAGTGGCTCAGTAACAAAAAATACATACTATAGAACAGCACAAACAAAAACAAGAAATAATGCAAATGGTACTACAAGTAGTGTATCATCAAATAACTTTTGGCAGGCCACAGTAAGTACCGCAAGTCCAGGTACACCTGCCGATAATAATTCTAACTTTAAAAGAGTAAGAATATACGCAAGTTATTCACATGGCACAGAGTACTTTACATTTGCTGATGTAAAAGATAATAGTTATGTTACATTTACAGACAATGTTTCAACATCAAATACATTTAATAAAACACTACTTTGGAAGGCAAAAAAGCCTAGTCAAAACGTTGCTCCAGTATCGGGTGAATATTGGGAACGTGGAGATATGTGTAGTAAAACAACAACAGGGTGCAAAATGAGATTTGGATTTGACCCAATAACTCCAACTTCAAATACTAGCACAGGAGCGGCTAACTCAGATACAACTGTAGAATTACCATACGGAGGGTTTCCAGCATCGAAAGCTTTCTCATAGACGTGTTCGAACACGCTAAACAAGAGGCTCCTGGTGAGTGTTGTGGTTTAGTTATTGAAGATAAGAAAATTCAAAAATATGTTCCCATGAAAAATATAGCGACAAATAAAAATACATTTCTCATGAACGCAGAAGATTTCGTCAGATATCAACTAAATTCAAAAATAAAATATGTAGTACATAGTCACTATGACTCGGATGTTCGCCCAAGCAAACATGACATAGATAATTGTAAAGCGGTAGGTATTCCATATATGATTGTTTCCTACCCACAGAAAGAGGTAAATATTATACAACCATGACAAGAACAATTCATTTTAAAGGTAAACTCGGAGAGTTATTCGGTGAAAAACATCGATTAAATTGCAAAACTATAACTGAAGCAGTTCATGCAATTGATACTATGAAAGGTGGCTTACGAAGATATTTAATGGAATGTACTGATTTAGGTATACATTTTACCGTACAAAAGGGAGAAACTTTTTTAGACCCTGTAAGTGTTGGAGTAGATTTAGGAAAAGATGATTTAATTGTAACTCCTGTACCTGCGGGATCAAACGCTTTAGAAATGTTTATTGGAATATTAATTACAGGTATTGGTATAGCTACAGGTAACATGTATTTAATTGGTGTAGGTGCATCTATGGCTTTAAAAGGTATAGTAGATTTACTTACTCCAGATGCAGAAGAAACAGAGGACACTACAAATAATTTATTCAATGGGCCCGAAAACGCGACAAAGTCGGGAATTCCAATACCCTTAGCATATGGAAAGATGCAAGTAGGTGGAGCAGTTATTAATTTTGGTTTTACAAATGATAGAGTAAAAAGTGTACCAGGTGGAGATTTTACATTTGTAAGTAAAGGTACAAATAATACTAACGGATTTAATAACAATAATAATGACGGACAAAATGATGGTAATTTTGGTGGCGGAGATGCAGTAGGAAACAACGATGGAGTTGATGATACAAGAAATGATATTCAATTGGATTAATGATACAAGAAATGATGTGGATACAAGATAATGCCAGGTAATAATACAAGAACAGATATAACTACAGAGCAAAGTGCTTTAGTTTATGACTTACTATCAGAAGGCCCTATTGAGGGTCTTGTGGATGGTGTCGCTAGTATTAGACTAGATGGAAATCCTGTTGCTAACTCTACAAACAAACAAAAACTTTCTCCACAACGTAGTGTGGATTCAGCATATACATCATCTACAGGTGTGCTTATAGATAATACTAGTGTAAATATATTTTCTGCCGCAGATACAGATTTAGGAAAATATGAATTACTAGTAGTTGGAGCAAAGAAAAGAGCAACATCTGGAATTAGTGCAACAAAAGGCACTCGATTAATTACTTCTACTAGTAACTCGTTTTTTGCAAATACAGATGTCTATGACAATTCTACTCGACTCGAACCTCTAATTCGTATTGATGGTGCGGGAGAAAATGGCGGACAACTTGCTGCAGGTATTGTTGAATATGTAAATAATACTACAATAAGAATCGATCAGACAGTTTCTACAGATGTATCAAATACAGCTTGTTATATAGACTTAGTAGAAGAAGTAGCAAGTTTTGATACTGCGAATAATAAATGTACTTTAAATACTACAGGATTAGGAGTAGATACTGCAAATGCAATTGCAATTTTATCTTCTCCTGAAAGAAATGCTGAAGCTCCACCATTTTATAATTATAATAACTTTGGATTTGCTTTTAGAACAGGGCAGAGAGAACAAACTGCTATGAGTTCTTTAATAGGACTTGGATCAGCTGCAATCGCCCATGCTGTAAGTAATGGAGGACTTGAAACAACTGCAAATACAGGGTATCCTTCACCCTCTGCTCTAGATATGGATGCTCCAACCGATGCGAATGGCTCAGTTATTACTTCATACTCAGGAAATGAGTTAGTTCTTACTTCTAGTGATATGAGTATTGGAAATCCAAGTGAAATTGACAAATTAAAAATAACACTTAATTTCGGACAAGGACTTGTTTCTCAAAAAGCAAATGGTACAAGAGGACAAGGATTTGCAGAGTATAGAGTAACTTTTGGTTATTCAAGAGATGGTGGTGATAGTTTTACAGACGCAGTAATTTTTGGAAGAAATACTATAGATACATCCACCTTAAACTATTACCCAAATGGATGTTCGAAAAGTAGTAGAGCAGGACAAATTAGAGCAAATACACGAACTCCTTTTAATTATACCATTGAAAAAGATATTTCTCAGTTTCAACCTTATGATGCTTACAGATTAAAAATAGAAAGAATTTCAGTTATAAATCAAAAAGAAAATGATTGGACTCAAACTAACCAAGCAACAGTAAAATCAGTAGAAAATATTGTTACTGATAAATTTACATATCCTTATTCCGCATACGCGGCAGTAGTAGTCGATGCAGAGGACTTTCAAAAAATTCCAAAAAGATCATATGAGATTTACGGACTAAAAGTAAAAGTTCCTACAAACTATTTTCCTAAAGATACTTTATTTGATGGAGTACGAAGATCATCAGCCGCTTACACAAGAAACGTAACTACAGGAGCAGATGCAGGTGCATACCAAGATTGGGATGGTAATTTTAGAGGAGATCAAAAAACTTTTACTGATCCGACAGACCCAAACTATTCTCCAGTATATACAAGTAATCCTGTATGGATATTTTTAGATTTACTTACAAATCCTAGATATGGTGCAGGGCAATATCTTAATGAAGATTTTGATTTATCACAAGTAGATAAATATAGTTTATTTCAACTTGCAAAATATTGTGATGAACTCGTACCCGATGGAAAAGGAGGTACAGAACCAAGATTTGAATGTAATTTATACTTACAAAAAGAAGATAGTGTATTAAAAGTATTACAAAACGTAGCTGGAATGATGAGAGCTATGTTAATTTGGTTTAACGGACAAATATCTCTGGGTGCAAATATTCAAAAAGGTGCAGTATATACTTTTACAAAATCAAACATTATAGATGGTACTGTAAACTACACAGGAAGTTCTAATAGATTTAGACATAATCAAATAGCTATCACTTGGCAAGACCCAGAAAATCAATACAAATCAAGAGTAGAAGTTGTCGAAGATAATGACAACATAGCAAAAACAGGTAAAATAAGAAGAAAGAAAATTACTGCATATGGTACTACTTCAAGAGGGCAAGCTATACGAATGGGAGAATACCAACTTTATGCAGAAAGATTTGAAACAGATTTAGTAAACTTTAGAACAGGCCCAAATGCTCTAGCTCTTAAACCAGGAGATGTGATTAATTTACAAGACCCAGATTTAAATGATGTAATTGCGAGTGGTCGTGTAACAACAACAGCAAACAGCACTACAACTGCAATTAAAACAGACAGAGATTTAACTTCATTTATAAATGCAAATGATAACTTTAAACTCCACTTAATATATCCAGAAGGGGGTGCTTATTTATCACAACCTAGAGCAACTATAAATAGTACAGATTATTTTCAAGGAGATTTAATACTATTAGATGAAGATGGAAACTCTGTTGATACTGCAGCAAAAGCATCAAATATAAGAGATGATAGTGGTGCTATCGTACAAACCGTCTGGTCTGAAAATGTAAGAGTTGAAACTCAAACTGTTGATTTTGCAAATTCTAGTTCTAGTACTATAACTGTGGACTCTGCTTTTTCATCTGCTCCAAGTTCGGAAGTAATTTACACTTTAACAGGTGTAGATGATGATGGTGTCGATGTTACTGGAAGTTTAAAACAATATATGATAACTTCTGTAAAACATGATCCAAAAACAATGGAAGTTACGATTAATGCAGTTGAATATGATATTAATAAATTTGATACAATTGATAGAGGCTCAGTAGTTCAAGAAGAACCAGATATACAAAAAAGACAACAATCAACTAGTGATGTACCTGTGCCTACTAATTTAAGCGCAAAAATGGTTACAGGAGATAAAGGTTCATCCGCAGGACAAAAAGAAACTTATGATCCTGGAACTGGATATAGTGGAATTATAAGTTGGCAACATCCTATAACTCAAAGAGTAAATGATAGTGGCGATACAATTGATGATGTATATGAAGATTTAGTTGGGTATGACGTTCAACATAATTTTGATACAGGGGATTATGATACTCTATTCAAAACTGAACGTATAAGAGCCACAAACAGAAATGAAATATTTATAAAAAATATAACACCAAAAGATAACGTTATAGTAAGAATAAGAACTGTTTCAAGTACAGGTCAAACTTCGGGATGGAAACAAAGAGAATTTGATTTTCCTGCAGAAACATTCACTCCAGGGGGAACAGCAACAGTTGGAGGAGGGTTAAATCAAGCACTTATGCGTGGTGGTACTCTTTCTACTACTGTCGATATAAATTCTTCTACAGGACTTGTTACTTTAGGCTCTAGTACATATACTTTTACACCTCCATCTGATGCAGCAACAATACAGGTAACAAGTGGAAATACTAACTTTACGCAGGAAGATTTCTCAGGTTTAGCAAATGGAGAAACAGGATTTTTACTTTTTGATTATGATGGTAACTTAACTAGAGGCACTACTAGAGTTGACCCACTAAAAGCAATTCAACTTATTGAAGATACTACTGCAGAAGATCCAAGTTCTATGGCTGCTGGAGAAGAATCAGCAAAAATGCTTTATAGTTTCTTTGGTAGAGTAGGAGAAGCCGATAGTGACTTAATTGCAGTTACGGGTACAGTTGCAACAAATGCAAATGGAGTTCATATAAGTGGTACTAGTACAACATTTGAAGATGATTTTGTAGCGGGAGATGTTATTGCTATAAATACTGGAGCTACTCGATATATGAGTACGGTATCAAAAGTTGTAAGTAATACTTCAATGTTTGTTGCAGATGGAATAGGACGAGCTTATAGTGGAGCAACAGCATTTAAACAAGAACTTCCATACAATAAATTACAAGATAGTATAATAGGTGAAGTTACAAAAACTGCAGGAGTATATTCATATAAACCTTTTACAAACAAACAAAAAGTTACAGATGAAGATGAGCTAGGTGCAAATGTAGTAAACACAGCACAGATAGCTGCAAATTCAATAGATACAGTACAAATAGCAGCAAATGCTATTACAGGAGTACAAATTGAGGCTAACTCAATTACATCTGCTATGTTAACAGCGAATGCAGTAGATTCATTTACTGTAGGAGCTAACTCAATAACAGATGTTGAAATAGCTGCAAATTCTATAGGCACTGCCGAAATATTATCCGATGCTATTACTAACGCACACATAGCAGCGGGTCAAATAACTAATGCGGCAATAGCTGCAGGTGCAATAAACAACGCTCAGATATCCGCTAATGCTATTAATGCAGTACAGATAAGGGCTAACTCTGTAGGCTCAGCAGAAGTATCTTTAAATTCTATAGATACAGTACAAATAGCTTCAGATGCAATTACTGAAGCACAGGTAGCTGCAGGCGCAATTAATACAGCTCAGATAGCAGCAAATGCTATTACAACAGTAGAGGTAGAATCTAATGCAATCACTTCAGTACAAATAGCTGCAAACCAAGTATCAGGAATTATAATAGCTTCTGGAGCTATTGATGATGCGGCAAAATTAGCCTCTGGTATTGTTTCTGGTGTTAAACTAGCTGATAATGCTATTGACAATTCTAGACTGGTAGCTGCGAATGTAATCGATAATTCAATGATAGCAGCAAATCAAATTACCGCAGTTATGATAGCAGCCGACCAAATAAATGGCTCGCATATATCAGCTGATACTATTGATGCAGCTATGATTATTGCGGGAGAAGTTGGCAATCCAGAAATAGCAGCAGATAGTATCAATGCAGCTCAAATTAAAGTTAATGCAGTCACTACCGCAAAGATAGAGGCAAATGCTATTACTTCAGCAAAAATAGGTGCAGGTGAAGTAGATACTGCAGAAATAGCCGCGGATGCTATTACAAATGCAAAAATAGCAGCAGGTCAAATAACAAGCGCAGCAATAAAAGCTGACGCAATAAATAATACTCATATAGCAGCGGGTCAAATAACTAACGCTATGATAGCATCAGGTCAAATAAATAACGCGCAGATATCCGCTGTAGCAACTGGTAAACTCACTGGCACAATAAACAACGCACAGATATCCGCTAATGCTATTGACGCAGTACAGATAAAAGCTAACTCAGTTAATAGT